AACCTCCAAACCTAACTGATCTACTTAATGTCTAATTATATCGCACGTACAGGACGTGTTCAATCATGGATCGATGATCCTACACATCGCCTCCCCGTCAGCTGCACGGTCTACACCGTAGAGAATGAGATGGAGGGACCGAACGGAATTGAGGCAAGCTGGCGCTTCGCGAGCCACGCCCTAAGGTATGGCGCAGGTTGTGCTATTCATCTCTCTAAACTTGATCCTAAAGGTTATACAAGAGAGTCAGGAGTTACTGCTTCTGGTCCTGTAAGTTTTGGTAAAATTTATTCTTCTTTAAATGAAATACTACGACGTGGGGGAATTTATAAGAACGGTGCGATTGTGTTGCACCTTGACTTATCCCATCCTGACTCTAGGGAGTTTATCACTGCTAATAGATCCGAACTACCTTGGGTCAAGCGATGCATCAACATCACAGATGAGTGGTGGCAGGATTGTACGTTTAAGGAACAATTACTATTCGGAATTAAATCCGGTGACATCTGGTTAAACAAAGTAAAGTATGACAATGAAGGAAACCGCATCAGAGGCAACGTTTGTCTCGAAGTATATTTGCCATCACGAGGCACCTGTTTATTACAGCATATCAGTCTTGGAGCCTGTGAGTTCGACGACATTCCACGAGCATTTGTTGAAGGTATGTCCGAATTGTGCAGCTTACATAGCCGAACAGCTGTCGGAGATACTGGAGAATACCTCCCGCCTGAAATTGATAGACAAGTGGGACTCGGAATGCTTGGACTCGCAAACCTCCTTCGGCGGTACGGAGTAACATACGATCAATTTGGTCGTGCATTAGAACAGTATAACAACAACGAAACTATCCGCTCGGCAGCTTATGAACTTGTCTTACAGATTGCTTCAGGAATTAACCAAGCAGCCACAATTGCTCGCGAGTATAATATGGTTCGAGCCTTTGCTATCGCTCCAACCGCCAGTTGCAGTTATCGAAGCGTGGATCTGGATGGCTATACTTGCACACCAGAAATCGCTCCACCTATCTCGCAGACAGTCGATCGCGACTCAGGTACTTTCGGAGTACAAACTTACAACTATGGTGATGTAGAAATTGCTAGTAAAGTAGGTTGGGAAAATTATAAAAGAGTGGCAGACGGCATCATGACGATGCTTGATCGCACAGGACTTCTTCACGGTTATAGCTTCAACTCTTGGAGTGATGTAGTAACCTACGACAATGAATTCGTGGAAGAGTGGCTTAGGTCTCCGCAAACAAGCCTCTATTATTCACTTCAAGTTATGAGTGATACACAAGATAAATCAGACGCATATGCTGCACTAGATGCAGAAGATGTAGAGAATTATTTGGAGGACATTTTAAATGAAGAACTTACATGTGATTGCCAAGAATGAACCCTTACGAAAAACTACTGAACAGAAAACGAAAATGGACACCAGTCCAGACAACTGCCGGATCATGCAAGGAAGGGGCAGAACAGGCGATACTACGTGCTCTTGCGTTGCGACACATGGAATTGCCCGTAGGAGATTTCATCCGTGATGGATTGGATACCGACGTACCAAAACTATCGCGGGAGCTATTGGAATCAAATATCACCGACGAGATCAATCACGACGTGGCACTTGGTTACATTGCCAATGCTTACGGGGTTGATGAAAAAGCTGAATCGGAAGCTCTCCGGCTCAGGGAAGCTTGGACTTCGCATCCAGATCACACGATCCTCAAAGCGATGGTTGCCGAAAGGGCGATTTTCTTCGTTCTTTTACCATTCTTCCGCTTTAATGGTGACGCTGGAATGCGAACAGTCAGTGCGGATATAAGTAGAGATGAGCAAATTCACGTTGCTGCCAATAGTATTGTTTGTCGGGAGCTGGGGCTTACTGTCAGCCCTAGTCTTGATAAACTCCGCAAAGCAACCATCAATTGGGTAATGCAACCTCTAGGTATTAATACTACCGATAAATATTTGGATAAAAAATTTTGGCTTGATTCTAGTGATCGCTTAATGTATGAGGGCAAAGCCCCAGAACTTTCTGCAACTAAATCAGCTAGAATGCCAGCGTTCTTTGAGCATAGTAATGTCAATCTCCCCCAATACGCTTGAAGTCTTAGGGATGAATTCCCGTGGACTTGTGGCTGCATTAGAAGAATCATTCCCACCAACTAACCCTAACCCTGAAGATACAATGGAAAAGATTATGTACAGGTCTGGTCAACGCAGTGTTGTTGAGTGGATCATTAATTATATGGAGGAAAACTAATGTTTTTTTGGATGGACGCTCGTGGTAAACGCGAAAGAGAAGAACGTGCCAGGAAACGTGAAGCAGAAGCAGCACTAGCTAGAGAAAGAGAAGTAATGCAAAAACAATTTGAAGCTCAACAGTTTCAAATTAATCAAGCTCAAAGCGCATACCGTTCTCAAACTGAATCACTATTAGCTGAAACAAGAAAAACAAGAGACGAGTTCAATGCATCACAAGCTGCTTCTCTTGTAACAAAACGTGTTGCCGCTGCAAACCAAGGTAGGGGAACCCAAGCAGCTAACCTAAAAATTCAGCAAGCTTCTGAAGCACCAAAAACTGGTGGTACACAACCCTTCAAACGAAGAAAAGATCAATTTAAAATTGGTCAACAACCTAAATATATGGGTATTGGCGGAGACGTTCAAATGCCTGGATTTAAATCCTCAATGATTAATCTCTAATGACTGCTAAATCAAGTTATGACAGATTGTCTTCAGACCGTTCCCAGTTTCTAAATAGTGCTAGACAAGCAGCAGATCTAACTCTACCTTATCTCATCAGAGAAGATGAGCACTTTACAAAAGGTGCTCTTAAACTTCCTACTCCTTGGCAGTCAACAGGAGCAAAAGGTGTGGTGACGCTTGCAAGTAAACTTATGCTTGCATTGCTACCTCCACAAACCAGCTTTTTCAAACTCCAGGTAAATGATATCAATCTTCCTGAAGATCTTGGTCCTGAGATTAGATCAGAAATGGACTTGTCGTTTGCTAAGATTGAACGCACCATCATGGAATCTATTGCAGCTTCTACTGATCGTGTTGTCGTTCATCAAGCATTAAAGCATTTAGTAGTAGCTGGTAATGCTCTCATCTTCATGAGCAAGGAAGGGCTTAAGCTTTATCCTCTTAATCGCTATGTTGTAGATAGAGATGGTAACGGTAATGTTATAGAAATTATAACAAAAGAAACAATCTCGAAAAAATTACTTAAAAAATTTTACCCGGATTACAAAGAAAGTTCAACCAATCAGGTCTCTGATAATACAACAGGACCAAATGATGAATGTGATATTTATACACATGTCACGTTAGATAACAACCGTTGGATCTGGCATCAAGAAGTATACGATCAGACCCTACCTAAGTCTATGGGTAAGTCACCTATTGACAGCAACCCCTGGCTTGTGCTAAGATTCAATCATGTAGACGGAGAAGTCTACGGACGTGGTAGAGTGGAAGAGTTCATTGGTGATCTAAAGTCACTTGAAGCTCTGTCACAAGCCATCGTTGAAGGCAGCGCGGCAGCTGCTAAAGTAGTGTTTACTGTCTCACCAAGCAGTACCACCAAACCAGCCACGCTTGCTAAGGCAGGCAACGGTGCTATCATCCAGGGACGACCTGATGATATTGGTGTGGTGCAAGTTGGTAAGACAGCTGACTTTCAAACTGCTTATCAGATGATTGGGTCTTTGACTCAACGTTTAAGTGAAGCATTCCTAATCATGAACGTTAGGGACTCAGAACGCACAACTGCCGAAGAGGTGCGAATGACTCAACTTGAGCTGGAACAACAACTTGGGGGATTATTCAGCCTACTAACTGTTGAGTTCCTTGTACCTTATCTGAACCGTAAACTTTCTGTTGCACAAAAGACTGGAGAGATCCCACGCTTACCTAAAGGTGGTATTGTTAAACCAACAATCGTTGCTGGTATCAATGCCCTTGGTCGTGGTCAAGATCGTGAAAGCCTTGGTCAATTCCTACAGATCATTGCTCAAACTATTGGACCTGAAGCTATTGGTCAGTTCATTAATACTGATGAAGTTATCAAACGCCTTGCAGCTGCATCTGGTATCGACGTACTTAACCTTGTGAAGAGTATGGACGAACAACAGGGTGAACAGCAACAAGCTATGGAACAACAACAGATGATGGCTGCACAACAACAACAACCACAGATGGCTGCTGTTGAACAGAAACGTGAACAAGCTGCTATGCAGATGATGCAACAGCAACCACCAGAACAAACCCCACCACAATAATATGCCTGAAACACTTACGATGAATGATACACCTGCTGATCAGCCAGACATGAATGCTGATGAGCAAGACTCTTTGCAGGTTGCTGAGTCTCTTGAGGGTGCAGAGCAACCGCTGTTGGCTGGTAAATT